AGTTGCAACTTGCTCGTGCTGGTACCAGGCGTCGAACGTGAAATCAAACACGACTTCGTAAAACTCGTTGCCTGCGTCGCCAATGTTCACGCCCTCGCAGATCAGCGAGTTTGCGGCAAATCCTGCAAAGGTGGCGCTGTTTTTCGTTCCAATATAAGTTGTCAGCGTCGTCGCTGCGGTGAGCATTGAAACCACGCTTGCATCCTGAGTGAATCGCATGCGGATGCGCACCTGAGCCACTTGGCAAGGCGTGCCTTGATCGTTTCCCGCCAGGCTCGATCCTCCGATGTCCGCAGACGTATCCGATCCTGCTGGAGGAGAAACTGACCATCCCGATCGATAAATTGTGGTTGAGCGCGTGACTGCGGTGTACTCCGCAGATGATGGAAGCACGAGCGTGTTCGGCGCTTCAGGATCAACCGCGTAGAGCGTTGACCACCGCAACTGCGCGCGCACCTTTCGATTGTCAATCGTTTCAAGCTTATGTCCGCGATAGCGCGCCAGCTTCGTCCACAGCTCCGTAGTCGGCGTGCCGGTGACGTAGAGATCGTCAGGAAATGGGAGCACGCCTGCGGTAAGCATGGCGCCCTCTTCCTTGTCTATCAATAGCGCCGCGCCATCGGTGCGCCAGATGATCATCGACCAGTTGATGGATGACTCGCCCCCGAATCGCGCAGCGTCCATCGAGGCGGTTTCGACGACATATGTGTATGCACCGAGTACAGGCATTAGATTGAACTCTTAAGGAACCACTGAGCAATTGAACTGTTCTTCACCATCCAGTCGCCGATCGATGCATCGCGCTTTTGCGCGCCCGTCATGTCATTGAGGCCGAGCGAACTGTCGATGCGCGACTGCTCCATCATCTGCGCTTGGATTCGCTTCGCGACGGCATCGTTGTCCGTGGTCACGAGTTCGGCCTCGAGGTCACTCATCGCGAGCGACTTGCCTGCCGAGTAGCTTCCGATCTTGCTTGCGGCAATGTTCAGCCCTTCCATGAAATCCTGCGCCCACGCGACCACGCCGCCGGCGTTGCCACCAGTGCTTGCACCTGCAAGCAGCGCCTGGCCGAATGTCGCCTTTGGTTTTTGCGTGGTCGTCTCGAGCATTGCAAGCTTCTCAAGCAGCACCACGTTCGCTGTGAAGGTCTGCTTTCCACTTTCCTGCATCGCCTTGAGCGCGGCATTCGCTCCCTTCGTCGCAGCCTCCACTACGCTGATGATCTGCGACGCCACCATGAACGGTGCAGCTGCGCCCGCGAGCATGGCACCGCCTGAGCCCATCGAGCCTGCGACGCCACCGAGCGCGCCAAAGCCACCCATACCCATCACCGCAGCACCGCCGGCCTTCAGCGTCTGATTCATTCCGCCGCCGCCAGAGCCTGCGCTGTTAACCGCCTTCGCGGTGTGACGCGCCTTGCGCGCGAGTCGATCCATTGCGGACTCCGCATCCTTCGTGCGCACCATCACAGGGATATTGAGCGGAGGTAAGTTCGCGCTCATCGCTTTGCCTCATTCATCGCGTCCATGATTGCTGACTCGAGCGAAGGTCGAATCATCTTTTTCGCAGCGTTGCCTGGTCGGCTGATGTAGCGCAGCGCAAAGATCGTGGTGCCGAGCGCGCGGCCTTTCAGCCCCTTGCGCCATCCGCGATTTTTCGCGATGAACGGCGCAATGCGTCCGTTGGGGTTTCCCGCGCGCGCACTGCGCGGAGCCGCCTCGCGAAAAGTCGTGATCGTCTGCATCTTGCCCGTCTTGCGACTTTTCGCGCGTGTCTGACTTTCGACGCGCACGCCTTTCTTCCACGGGCGAAATCCACCTTCAAACAGGTGCGAGCGGTTGCCTGGATCATCCATTTGACGGCGACCGGCTAAGCCCGAGCCCAGGCGAATGCCGACGCCGCACCAGATCGTTCCGTTGCGGTAGCTCTTCACCTTGACCATCACCGCGCGTCGTGTTCGACGCGCCTTCGGCCAGGCTGCTGCCTTGACTCCGCGCGCGACGATCGAGCCCCATCGGCGCAGACCCTTGCGCACAATCTGCTTTCGCACCTTCGGCACGAACTGCATGATCTTGCGGCGCAAGTCCTCGATCTCCTTTGGATCGATTCGCATTTGCATTCTGAAGTTGCTTGATTTGCTCACGAATGCCACTCCAGTCGGGGATATCAAGCGCGGTGTTGATGAGCACGACGCTCATGCGGTCTAGGTCGGTGCTGCTCATCCTCATGGCCTCGCGCAGCACCACGCGCGCGGCCTTCGTCAGTCCCGCCCCTCGCTGTAAAGCGCCTCCGCTGCTGCTGAGATTTGCATCACCGTGTTGCCGTCGGCGACGAGCGCCTGCTCAATCGTGGTGAACACTGGAGCGCCATTCTCGATGAGATGCGTGAGCACTAGCCATGCGTTTATGCGCTCAGGAGTCGCTGCACTGAACTCGACGGCGTCGATCATGTCGAGCGCGGTCGGACGACGCAGCGTAAACGCAGTGCCGTCCTTGAGCGTGCAGTGCTTCTCTTTGAGCGTGAGCGCGTCGCGAATGCTCATGCGATCGTGACCGTGCCGTCGAATTGGATTTCAAGTGTTGCGCGAACGATTTCATTCGGCGATCCTGTAATGCTGATCGCTGTCGCGAATCCAGTGCCGGTGTAGGTTGCAGAGGCGTGCAACGTCACCACTATTGCAACAGCTGCGCTGCTTGCGTTAACTGCATTTTCAAAGGCTGCGGTACCAGTGACGGTCTGATCATAAAAGATCTCAATCGATGCGGTCGTTGTCGCGTTTCCACTGATGAACTTTTGGCGCTGGTCGGCAAACTCGGTGATCTCAATGAGCGAGCGCGACGCGCTAACCGAAATCGAGCCGACGCCAGTGATGACGTTGCCGCCGTATGAAATGGTCATCGCTGCCGTTGAAATCGCTGCCATGTGTCACTCCCTGTAGTAGATGTTGATGGTGGCAACAGCTTCGACAGGTTGAGCCTCGTCGCCGTCGCTCGCCGATGGTGGATCGATCGTGTGGTTCTGCCAGATGACTGCATCGAAATCGAAGCTGTCCCACGTTCCAGCCACAGACGCTGCGCGGATCTCATCGATGAGATCGAGCGCCTCGATTGTGGTTTCCGCGATTGCGCGGATCTCGACTGATGCTGAGCGTGTCGCAGCTGCGCCGAGGCTCATCGTTTCAATGCTTTGGATTTCAAAAGTCACCGCAGGCAGCGCGGAGTCTTGCAGCCGGTAGCCGTGCGTGATGCGCGCGTCGACGATTGATGTGATGCCTGCTGTGAGCATTGCGCGCGTGGCCGTCTCAATGCTCATGTCACACTCTCGCAGTCGATCACGGCGACTCGATCAGCTTCATCGAGGTTGCGGATTGCGCGGATCTTGAGTGTGTGCCCGTTGACGCTGAGCCGGTGCGTCTCATTCAGCGAGATGTTTTGCGCCGAGCCCCACCGAGCGCGCACCTCGAAGTTTCGCACGACAGCAACACCATCGGCGTATGACTGCTCCTGCGCGGAGTCGCTGCGCAGATCGACGCGCATTGTGCCGCCGGTCGTCCATGTGTCGGTGCGCATGCCAAGATCGTCTCGAGCAGTGCTCGGGATCGACTGCGTGGCGATGAATCGCAGACGACCACCAGAGATCATCGGATGTTACTCCGCGTACTGAGGTTGTCCAGGATAAAGCCCATTGACAGCGGAACAGTCGAGAGCGAGATCGGTGATGCAGCTTCGGGGTTGTTGTACCAGTGCCCCACAAGCGCAATGATCGCGTGTACCAAATCGTTTGGGAGCGCGGTGTAGCCTGCAACGTAGAACACCGTCACCATCGTGCCTGGATAGATCACTGGCACCTCAAGGAATCGGAGCACCGGCATCGTGCCCTCAGTGAGATCGAGCCAATAGTCTGTAGCCGGCATCGTCTGCGGAGCGTTCAACTGGTCTCGATATTGAATCAGACTCACGCTCCCGAATGGATGCGCAGGGATCAGCGCGTCCTTGAACTCTTTGAGATACAGCGGCAACGTCACCGGCGTCAACGACAATTGCGTGCGTCGTTCGATCAACGAAACAGCAGCTTCGCGAAGGCGAAGGATATCTTTGTCGTCATCGTCGAAGTCGATCTTCAGCGCTGACTTGATGGTCGAGAGTGGTACGGACATGAAAGGCGCGCAGTGGGGTTACCCACTGCGCGCCCAGGGAGATAAGAGGGCGGTTACGAGGTCATGGCCGAAAAGGCTTCGTTCAACATGATGCGCGAGTCGGTGCGAGAGTAAACGTAGAGAAGCGTTTGACCAGCGATAGCGCCCGAGTAGGGATCGAGCAAACTTGAGATTCCGGTGCGGTCGAAGATCTCAAAATAGTTGAAGTC